AGCTGAAGCTGACCTTATGTTATTAATAGGGCAACCTGCTCAAGTAGAGGGTATTACAGATGAACAACCTACCTTACGACATCTCAATGTGGTTAAGAATAAAATCACAGGATGGCATGGTATGATTCATTGTAACTTAAACCCTTACACAGCAAGGTTCTCAGCATAAAGGAGTAAGACATGAAGCTTACATTAGATGTAGAAAATACTGTCACTAAACGTGATGGCAAGATGTATCTCGACCCATTCGAGCCTGACAATAGACTTGTTATGGTAGGATGTTTGACAGATGCAGGAGAAGAATATTTATATAGAGATAACTTTGATGGTGTGCAAGCACTGTTAGACCAAGCTACTATATTGATAGGACATAACATAGCATACGACTTGATGTGGCTATGGGAATGTGGATTCAAATATGATGGTCCTGTTTTTGATACGATGTTGGCAGAGTATGTTGTACAACGTGGACAGAAGCAACCACTATCTTTGGAAGCTTGTGCCAATAGGTATGAGTTAGACACTAAGAAGCAAGACACCTTGAAAGAATACTTCAAGCAAGGTGTAGGTGTAGATGAGATACCACCAGAAGAACTGTCTGACTATCTATCAGCAGACTTACATGCTACTCAGCAGTTGTCTGATGTATTATATACTAAGCTTCTGACAACAGATGCCAAGCTAATGGAGTGTGTGGTACTTACGAATAGAGTATGTATTACTCTTGCACATATCTATCAGACAGGGTTTGCTGTTGATGAGACTAAGCTAGAAGAGGTTAGGTTTCAGTTCGAGACTGAGAAGCAAGAGACTGAGAAACGTATACAGATACAGATTAGAAATCTTATGGGTGATACACCTATCAATCTTAATAGTCCTGAGCAAATGTCTTGGGTTATCTACAGTAGAAAGCCACACGACAAAGCTATGTGGGCTAATGGTTTTACTCCTTATATGGATAAGCCATCTTTCAATGAGACAGTATCTAGACAATCTAGTATTGTGTTCAGAACAAAAGCTGTATCATGCAAAGAATGTTATGGTACAGGACAGGTAAGAAAGGTAAGAAAGAATGGAGTACTCTACAGCAATACAAATAAGTGTACACCTTGTTCTGCTAGTGGCTATATTTTTAACACCACTCAGATAGTTGCAGGGTTAAAGTTCAAAGCACCGAGTGCCAAGTGGATATCTGCTAATGGTTTTGGTGTAAGTAAAGCGAACTTAGATATACTTAAGAGCATGGCAAAACGTGCCAACATGACAGATGCTGTCAATTTCTTGACTGATGTGTCTCGTTTGTCTGCCCTTGATACATACCTAAGTTCCTTTGTAGAGGGTATCAAAGCACACATTAAATCTGATGGTAAGCTCCATGTGAGACTATTACAACACAGGACTTCAACAGGTAGGTTTAGTGGTGCTGACCCTAATATGCAGAATATGCCTAGAGGTGGTACGTTTCCTGTCAAGAAGGTATTCGTATCACGTTGGAAGGGTGGCAAGATACTTGAAGCTGACTTTGCTCAGTTAGAGTTCCGAGCTGCTGCATATTTATCACAGGATGAGGTTGCTATCAATGAAGTTGCTACAGGGTTTGACGTACATGCTTATACGTCTAAGGTTATTAGTGATGCTGGTCAACCTACGACTAGGCAAGAAGCTAAAGCACATACGTTTGCACCGTTGTATGGTGCAACAGGGTATGGAAGAAGTAAGGCAGAAGCAGAATACTACGAGCACTTCACAGAAAAGTATCAAGGAATCAAAGCTTGGCACTCCAGATTGGCTACAGAAGCTTTAGAGAAACGTATGATAACTACACCATCAGGTAGACAGTTTGCCTTTCCTGATGTAGAGAGAAGAAGAAACGGATCAGTAAGTCACTTTACACAGATAAAGAATTATCCTGTACAAAGTTTTGCTACTGCTGATATTGTTCCACTTGTACTAGTACATATGGACAACCTATTATCTGCACAAAAGTCTTGCATTGTTAATTCAGTACATGACTCAGTAGTAATTGACATACATCCTGAAGAGATACAGCAAGTGTTGTATGTCATCAAACAAATTAATACAGACTTACGAAAGATCATTGAGAATCAATTTAAGATAGACTTCAATGTTCCCTTGTTATTAGAAGCAAAAATAGGGGATAATTGGCTTGACACTAAAGATGTGGCATGATATAACTACAGAACTTAACATAGAGAGAGGAAATTAAATGACAGATATAGTAACACTAAATACGGATAACTACGCAAGTATGGCTAAAGCAATGGGTATTGCAGGAGAGGGTGGTAACGCACCTAAAAAGAGTAACAATCTTAATAGGTTACGCATATGGCACTCAGCTATAATGGGTCAGGAGGAAATTAATGGCAAGATGAAAAATGTAGAAGTAGTAGATGGGGGAGCTTATCGACTTGAAGTAGTTGGTGAGGGTGACTCAACTTTTTACTACTCAAAAGAAATAGTAATACGACCATATATGCAGAGATTTATGTATAGAAGGTATGTTGCTAACATGAACCCAAAGCCAAACGAAAAGAAGGGTGAATACCATAGGACTATTATGGCAGATAGTCTTAATATAGACTTGAAGGATGACACAGGTAAATTTAACTGTGGTAAACCAGCAGGTTATGTACAAGACTTTAAGGCATTGCCACCTGAGATGCAGGACTTAATTAGACAAATCAAACGAGTAAGAGTAGTGTTTGGTGTAGTTGAGATGATTGATCCTGTTGATGCTAATGGCAATGACACTAAGATAAAAGAAGTACCTTTCATATGGGAAATTGATAACAAAGATGCTTATAAAATAGTCGGTGAGCAATTTGCAGTATTCTCTAAGAAGGAACGACTACCTCTACAGCATAAGATTGAGTTTAGTCAAACTAAAGAGAATCCTTTGCCTAATGGTAGTTTCTTCTACACACCTGTAGCTGTACCTGTGAATATGACTAAATCTTTTGACATAGGTGCTGAAGAGCAGACCCTGTTCTCTGACTTCATGGATTGGGTTAAGAACTTTAATGACTACATATATAAGCAGTTTGATGAGAAGGCATATGCCAATCAAAAGGTATCGTCTGATGACGAGATTGAAACTGTTGAGCAGTTTATAGATGTTGAATTAGATCAGGGAGTAGCATAATGAATCACCCTGCTGAACTGCTAGTGCATCAGTATATGTCTGATGCTGTTAATGGTAAGTCTACTATGTCCGAGGAAGTTATCGGACAGGTAGGCAACGATGTAATGGAAGCACTTAGAAAGCAGTTTGGTGGGGGAGTCAAACGTGGTGCATTTAGACTACGTATGTCCAACTTGGGCAGACCCACCTGCCAACTGTGGTTTGATAAGAACAAGCCTGAAATAGCATCTAGTAAGCCTAATAACTTTATGATGAATATGATGTTAGGAGATATTGTTGAAGCAGTATTTAAAGGTTTACTAAGAGGTGCAGGAGTTAAGTATGAAGAGCCTGAGCATGTAACACTAGAAGTTGGTGATACAAAAATAGCAGGAACTTATGACTTAGTTATAGATGGTGCAGTTGACGATGTGAAGTCTGCTTCAGGTTGGTCGTATGACAATAAGTTTGTTGACTTTGGTACTGTTAAAAATGGTGATCCCTTTGGTTATGTGGCTCAGTTAATAGGCTACGCAAAAGCTGCCAAGAAAAAGATAGGTGGTTGGTGGGTAGTTAATAAAGCTAATGGTAAATTTAAATATGTATCAGCAAGTAATGCTAATGAGAGAGAGGAAATGTTAAAGATCAGAGCAACCGTAGAGACAGTAAAGTATAATAAGTTTGCACGTTGCTTTGAAGATTCAGCAGAAACATGGAGAAGCAAACCCACAGGAAATAGAAGGTTAGGTATTACTTGTGGCTTCTGTGACTACAAACATGCCTGTTGGGAGAGTCTAAAGGAACTACCATCTGTGATGTCAAAAGCTAAGATACCACCAACAGTATACTATACAGAACTAACAGAAGAGTATGCATAAATGCCACCACATAAAATAAGAAGAGAAGCTATAAAGTATGGGTATAGGAGTGGTTTAGAGCATAAGCTTTCCATGCACCTTGATACATTAAACTACAAGTACGAGTATGAAAGTATCAAGATAGAATGGGAAGATTTATCTTATCGCACCTATACTCCAGACTTTATCTTATGCAACGGTATTATAGTAGAAACTAAAGGTAGATTTCTAGCAGCCGATAGACGTAAACATTTATTTATACAGAAGCAACACCCTACTCTAGATATTAGATTTGTATTTACTAATAGTAGTAGCAAATTAAATAAGGGTGCTAAATCAACATATGCTCAATGGTGTACAAAGTATAACTTTAAATACTATGATAGGATAATACCAGAGGATTGGTTAAAAGAAGAAGGTAAGAATGACCATGAAGATTTTATAAAGTTTTTAGGAAATAAAATTAGGAGAAAGTAATATGGATAAGTTTAAAGATACAGAGACTACTCTGTTACCAGAAGATTTTATACTCAAGGTAAATCCTCATTTAAATAGTGAAGGTAAATGGAATGGTGGTATTGAAATTACTATTGTACCCAACCCGGATAACCCATTAGATGATGATGACTATTATCAAGTGGAACACATATGCAAGATG